TACGAAAAAAGTCAGGGCAATTTGTTTTTGCCAAATACAGAAGCTTGGGTTGATGATGAAGCTGTGATTGCTTTTAGAAACGCTCTTAATTCTGGCGTTATGAACAGAGTTATTATGGGTACTCCAGCAGATAAACCTATAACTATGGATGGCGTTGCATACATACCAGAAGCTTTTGCTAGGTCTCTACCATTTTACAAAAATCTGCCTAAAGATTCACGCGTTAAAGGTTATGTTAGAATCGAAAGTGGTTTGCTTGCACTGCCATTTACTTTTTATAGTTATTCTTTTGGAGCTTTAAGTAAGATAACAGGCAACCATGCGGCTGGAGCAGTTAGAAATAGAGCAGCTCATATGGCTGTAGCTATGGGTCTTGGCTATTCAATTGTTAAATTCCGCACACCAGACTGGGCTTGGGATGAAATGGATTTTGATGATAAGGTTATGAGATCTTTTGATTTCTCAGGTCTTGCAGCTATTCACAGTGATATGGCTTATAGAACTTTAAGTTTTCTTGCTGAAACAGGTGCAGCAAACCCAGAGAACATGCCAATAAAACCTAAGTATATTGGTGAAGTTGATCCTTTTGCGGCTGGAATTTCCATTCTTGGCGCTCCAGCTGACTGGTCGTATGAAGTAATAAGTGGAGTTAAAGAAATGTTGGGTGGTGATGTTGGTACTGGAGCGCAAACTATAGCACGAATGTTACCGCTTACAAAAACCCTTTTACTTGGAGATGGTTTAAAGCAAGGGGCTATAGATTTAGCTGGTCAATTGCCAAATAAACCTTAAACTGCACGCATGATTTTGTGCGTTGATTTTTAATAAGTTTACTGCGAAAACAAAAAAAAAGAGGTGATTTATGACTATATTATTATCGACAAACGTTCCAAGAGTTGCTTACACTGTAGGTCAAGGCGTAGTTCAAAAAGTATTTGCTGTTCCTTTTGAGTTTTTTGACGATGAAGACGTTACTATTTATGTTGATGGTATTAAAAAGACGCTAGGTTCAAACTACACACTCTCAGGTGGCAATGGTGCGGTTGGTACTCTTACATTTAATACAACTGGTGGAACACAATTAATTACTGGAGCTACTGGTGGCAGTACAGTTATTATTGTGCGCGATGTAAAGCTTTCAAGAGTTACCGACTTTGCTACAAGTGGAGATATTAATAGAACGGCTTTAAATTTGCAGCTTGATACTCTTGTTGCACAAATTTCCGATATGGATGATCGTCTTTCTCGCACAATTCAACTTAATGATTTTGAAGTTGCTCCAAGCATGTTGCTTACTGCAGATCGCAAAGATAAAATCTTAGCTTTTAACGCATCAACTGGCAACGTAGAAGCTGGCCCCTCAATATCAGCGGTGAATACAGCGGTTACAGCACTCTCTACTACAACTACAAAAGCTAATGAAGCTGCTGCTTCTGCTACTTCGGCTGCTTCTTCTGCAACTACAGCGACTGCTAAGGCCACAATAGCAACTGACAAGTCGGCACTAGCAGCTACTGCAAAAACTAACGCTGAGACAGCAGAAACAAATGCTGAAACTGCTGAAACTAATGCAGCATCTAGTGCATCTACAGCTCTTACAAGGGCAAACGCGGCAACTGCAAGCGCATCTACAGCTACTACTAAAGCATCAGAAGCTTCTTCATCAGCCTCGTCTTCTTTGAGTAATAAAAATGCTACGGACACTGCAAAGGCAAACGCTGTTACCGCCCAAAATGCTTCTGTCGCTGCTAGGGATGCTTCCGTTACCGCCAAGGATGCTTCTGTTGCCGCGAAGGATGCTTCAGTAGTTGCCAAGAACGCTTCAGTAGCTGCCAAGGATTCTTCAGTTACTGCTCAAAATGCTTCTGTCGCCGCCAAGAACTCTTCTGAAACTGCAGCAAGCAATTCGTCTTCTAGTGCATCTACAGCTACTACAAGAGCAAATACAGCTACAGCAAAGGCAGACATTGCAACTGCTAAAGCCATCATAGCTACAGACAAAGCAGCGATAGCTACAACAAAAGCTAGTGAAGCTGCGAGTAGTGCATCTTCTATGTCAAGTTCTGTAACAGCGGCAACAGCGGCTAAAGATGCGGCACTCGCGGCATTAGATTCATTCGACGACAGATACTTAGGAACGAAGTCATCAAACCCATCAGTGGACAATGACGGAAACTCATTAGTTGCTGGTGCATTATATTTTAATACTTCTGACAACACGATGAAAGTGTACGAAGGTTCTAATTGGGTCGCGGCTTACGCCTCAATAAGTGGTGCTTTGCTAAAAACTGGCGGAGTAATGACAGGTGCTATCACAACTAATAGTACGTTTGATGGGCGAGATGTAGCTGCTGATGGAGTATTGGCTACTAATGCTTTACCAAAATCTGGTGGTACTATGACAGGCAATATTGCACACGGCAGCGATTTTACGCTAGACGTAGCAGGGAATATTACCCTTGATGCAGGCGGTGGGGATATTTTTCTTAAACAAAATGGTACACATTATGGTAGTATAAAAAGAAATAATGGTGACTTACAAATTCACAGTGAAGCAAGTGACGAAGATATTTTATTTGTAGGCAAAGATGGTAGCTCAGCTATAACAGCCCTCACCCTTGATATGTCTAATAAGGGTTCGGCTATTTTCAATACTGACGCATCAATAACAGCCCAAGGCACACACAATGAAGGCGGTGGCCAATTATTCTTAAAGGGTACAGACACCCCTGCGGCAAGTAAAAACTTAGGTCAAGTAAATTTCGGCAATTCCGATGACCAATCTTTAGCGATGATACGTGGTGAATCAACAGCGGCGACAGGGGCAGATTTAGTTTTCCAAACTGAAGAGGCTGGTGCGGCTATTGAAGAACGTATGCGCATCAATGATTCAGGTGAGGTAGGTATTGGAACAAATGACGCTAAACGAAAATTACACGTTTCAAGTGGTGGAGCAATATCTTCAGGAAATGATTATGATGTTGCAATTTTTCAAAATAGTGATGCGGCAGGAATACGATTAGTTGATGCAGGAAATGGAGGAAGTAATGGGGGTAACGCAGGACTAGGCAACGACAACGGAAACCTTAACGTTGCTTCTGCAGGAGTAATGTCCTTCTCAACAAGCTTAGCGGCAAATGCCCCTCTTTATGGTGGATCGGGCAGCACGGGCGGTACAGAACGTATGCGCATCGACACGTCAGGCAACGTGTTGGTGGGTAAGACTGCTACTGCCCAACAGACTGCAGGGACAGTTTTATACAATTCTGGTCAAATATATGCTACTGCTACTAGCACTCACCCTCTGGTAATAACTCGTAAACAAAATGATGGCGCACATGCTATTTTTTACTCAGATACAAGTGAAATAGGTAAGATTGGTAATTCTGGTAGCGCATTATCTATATCTTCAGGAGCAAATATTACTCTTGATGCTGATGGTGGTTTTATTAATTTTGCAGACGCTGGTAATGTTGTTGGTGTGTTCGAAAACAATGGCGGACATTTTCATATAAAGGCAGGATTACAAGATAAAGACATAGTCTTTAGAGGCAACGATGGCGGTTCAGCTATAACAGCTCTCACCCTTGATATGTCTGATGCTGGGTCGGCTCATTTCAACACCAGCATTTATCTTGGCGATGGAAAAGCAATAAAACTAGGCGCTTCTGCTGACCTACAGATTTACCATGATGGGCAAAATAGTTACATACAAGAACAAGGTACTGGTCAATTACGACTTGATACAAATGGGACGGATGTTCGCATTACAAAAAGCGATTCTGAGTTTATGGCAAAATTCATTGTAGATGGTGCAGCAGAGCTATATCACAATAATGCAAAGAAGGTTGAAACAACTAGTGCAGGCGTAACAGTCACAGGTACAGTAACCGCAACTGCATTTGCAGGTAGTGGCGCTAACCTAACAGGTGTTGGCGGCAGTACAACTCGTGGCGATGTGGGTACTTATACTATTGGTTGTACTACTAGCTTTCAAGCTAATGTAACAATAGCTAGAGGGGCTACTATTGCAGGCAACACTATTGCTCAAGGTAACACACATGGATTTAGATTGATACCAAACCGAGAGTATCACAACCAACAGATTACAACACAAGGTTTATCAGGCACTTGGAGAAACATGGGTGGTAATGTTAGACACAACAACGTCAATGACAAGCCTGGGACACTGTGGTGCAGAATATCTTGATAAATAATTGCAACAAAAGGAGGCGCTTATGCCACAAGTAACAATAACAGAAGTGCGTAACGCACAATCTCTAAGTGCAGCAAATAATTCATTTCAATTAGAAATTAATCACCCAGAGTTTGGTTGGATACCATATGGTTTAATGCCTGATGACACAGATATGACTGTAGACAACAGTGTATTGCTCGAACTTATTGGTTCAGATTATGATGCTTATGTTGCACCTACTCAAGCAGAGTTAGATGCAGAACTATCGGCAGATATAAGGGGTGAACGTAATCAAAGGTTAGTCGAAGAGGTAGACGCAATAGCTGGTAATGCACTACGTTGGGCGGCACTTACAGATGCTCAACGAACTGCTTGGGGTAACTATAGAACTGCATTGCTAGATTTACCAACACAATCTGGGTTTCCCAATACAATAACGTGGCCTACTAAACCATAATAAGGATAAATAATATGCCAACAACACACATATGGTCTATCTCTGACTTAGAGCGAAACACATCTGACAACTCAGTAACAACAGCTCACTGGCGTTGCGAAAGCACAGATGGAACAAACACTGCATCAGCCTATGGTGCAACGTTACATACAGGTGTGCCATCAGATGCAGATTATATTGCTTACGCTGATCTAACAGAAGCAAACGTATTATCTTGGGTACACGAACAAGTAACTAAAGCTGATACTGAAGCGGCAAACGATACTAAGATAGCTGAACTTGCGAGCCCAATATCTTTAAATGGAAAACCTTGGTAAATAAATGACACGTTTATTTTTAATAGCATTATTTTTATTGAGTGGTAGTTTTGCGTTTGCCGATGAGACAATCAAGACTGAGACTAAAGTAATATCTGATGGTAAAATGGATACAACTATTAATAGTCCACCACCATCAGCCATATCACCTCAGATTAGCGCAAGTAATTCTGACCTGTGTACTGTCGGTGTGGCTGGTGCAGTCCAAACGCAGATACTTGGTATCTCTGCTGGTCGTACTGTACGTGATATGAATTGTGAGAAACTAAAGAACGCTAAGACTATGTACGA